ATTAGGGAGGGTACGATGGACTTCAATAGCAAAGAAAGGAAGACCTTTATTTCTGATAACAGGAAACTGTTTCTTAATTTAAAGGACGACCTTAATCTTCTTTCTAGCCTCAAGGAGCTACCATCTTCGAAGAGAAGAGATAGTCTTATTGCTAGTATAGAGTCCTCTTTTAATCCTGAAGAAGCGAAATCGCAGAAGCAGGCTCTTATTGATGAGACTGAATTACTAAGTAAGCGAAAAGCTATGCTTATCGCTGAATTGCAATCCATGAGACAACAATTGGAGAGCGAGAGATCTTCTTTTGATTCTGAGCTTGCTCAGTTTTATAGAGATCACCCTATCATTGCATTGTTTTCCAAACGTACCTAAGCCTTGTATGGCTATAGTACTCTAGTAGTCGATAGGGATATCGGCACCTCAGCACATATAGTATCCTTTTAAAGGAGTATATATGAGTAATGCGTTAGAGGGGCTTTCTACCTATCATGCTGCGTTGAACCTTCCGAAATATGTCATCTGTCAATATGAAGATGCCATATTAGGTTGGCTGAAGAACAATGGAGAACAATGGACAGTTGATAGAATGAAATCTATCTATACTGACTTTGTTCGATATCGTTCTGGTCTACCACCTGTAGGAAAATGGTATACAAAGAATAAGGATGGCTTGCCATCCGGTTTTCTTAGTTATCTTTTCCGACAAGCAATAAAGAGTAAGAGGAGACGTTTCTCTTGTTCAGTATTGCTCAGGTCGTATACCCGTTTCATCTCCAAGGAACCAACTGAAAAACAACTCAGTAAATTTCTTGATGGTGTCACGTCAGTGGATTGTGATATACCAAATCACATCCTTGAAGGTGTGTTGCTTGGAGGATCTAAGATCGGACATAGAATAGTAAAACCTATTCGACCTTCTTTTCTTAGTTATTCTCCTTCTCCAGGAAAACGGGTCCCTGATTGTTATGGGAAGACGCATCCTGAAGAGTCACATTGGTATTTTCAATGGGAAACTATTGTCAATACCAAAACTGGTAAATTCCTTCATAATAAGTATCCTTCAATATTTAAGGAAGTATTGTTGGGTCTTAATATGTATCAAGAGGGATATCCTTTCTCTCCTGATGGAATTGATTCAGTTGGAAAGATTGGTCTTATACAAGAACCTGGTTATAAGCTTAGGGCTGTTGCTAACCCTAATCGTGTATATCAGGTTGCATTGTATCCTTTGGGTGATATGATTTACAATACTTTGGAATCTCTTCCTTGGGATTGTACTCATAATCAATACAAAGGCTTTCCTGTAATTCAGCAACACTTGCAACAGAATAAACGCGTGCATTGTATAGATCTGTCTGGTGCAACTGATTATTTTCCGTTGTCCATTCAGCTATCTTTGCTTCGTTCAATGTTTCATGGTTTAGAAGATGATATATCCTTATTTGAGGATCTATCTCGTAGTTCTTGGATTTTTCAAGATACTACCCTTAAATGGACAAAAGGCCAACCTTTAGGCCTTTATCCATCTTTCGGTTCTTTTGCCTTGACACATGGATTATTACTATATTACCTTAACAATTTTGAGCATGAAAATGCCTTTTTTGTTTTAGGTGATGATGTGATAATCCTGAACGATAACCTAGCTATTAGGTACCATGCTGCTTTAAAACAGCTCGGTTGTCCTATATCTGAAGCTAAATCAATAACTTCCTCTTTATTAGGGGAGTTTGGTGGTAAAATAATCTTTTCGGATTATTTTGAACCCCAATTGAAATGGCGTCAGTTGTCTGATGATAACTTTGTTGATATCATCAAATTACTAGGTAAACGCGGTTTGCGACTACTTCGTCCTCAACAACGAAAAGTTGTTAAGCTTATCTGGGATATCCCCGACTTTGTTGGTGGTATCGGTTTTAATCCAGAAGGTTTACCTCTTGAAGTTAGATATGAAAAATATCTTTCTTTATTTGGTAAAGACGATGGTACCTTCCTAATGAGCTATGACCGGAAATTTCAATCCTTTTTCTTTAAGGAATTGATTTATCCAAGTAAACGAAAAATTCACTCTTTTTGGAATGAATCTAGTTTACCTGATCTCGACCAGAGATCAGCAGCTCTTGTATCTAAATATCTTCCATTATTCGCAAGAATGTATGGAATATTAGGTACAAATCTATATTCAGTACTCCCTAATAAGGATGTTCTGCCTATAGATGGGGTGGTTTCCAAGCGCAAAACTCTGTTGACACTTCTTCAACATAAGCTTGGTCTTAGTTAGCACCA